AAGTGCGTGAGATGCAGCCCACAGGTGAACAGGTGTTCAACGAAGAAACAATGGAGATGGAAGACGTGATGCATGAGGTTATCACAGTCACAGCCATTGATCCTGTTGAGCCTACAGTCACACGCTTGGTGTACTCTGAGGATGACCCAATGGCAGAGCCTACAGAGGAAACCATTGAGAACCCACTTATCACAGTGGACAACGAAGAACGTGCAGCGGCCCAAGCCGTTGTCGATGCTACGCCGCAAGCAGTTAAGGATGCGGCATAACTAAGGAGAAAAGCAATGGCAGAAAAAAAGCAAACCATTGTCATCAACGACAAAGAATATGACGCAGAGAGTTTTACTGATCAGCAAAAGATCATGGTAAATCACATTGCAGATTTAAACCGAAAGATTGATACCACTCAATTTAACCTCGATCAACTGAACGTAGGCAAGCAAGCCTTCGTAGAACTACTGACTAAAAGTCTAGCACAAGAAGAAGTAGAAGAAGCAGCATAATCTTCTTGAAAAACAATTAACTAAGTGCTATACTGATTGCATACTAAATTATTTAACTAGGTACGTATGACCGTCTATGTTCGACGGCTCAGAGAGACAGACCTCCCCGCTGTACTGAAGATAGCTAAATGGCTACACGACAATTCTAGATACAGCGTATTCACTTACAAAGAAGAAAAAGTAAGACAGCTTCTCTCCATGAGCCTACAGCCCGAAAGCCCTGTATTTGTAGCGGTTGCTCTTAGACAAGGCTCAGATGAAATACTCGGTTATTTTCATGGCTACGTAGACTACCACTACTTTAGTGACATGAAGTATGCGGGAGACTGGGCGGTGTGTATTCTACCAGAACACCGTAGATATGCACCGCTCATTTTAAAGCAAATGGTCCACGCTTTCGAAAAATGGGGCCGCAAGAATGGCGCAGAAGAAATCTCTATCGGCGCGTCTACTGAAGCCTACGGAACTGGCTACAAAAAATTTCTGGAAAGGATGGGCTACAGGGACGTAGGATTCCTAGCCGTGAAAGGATAAAGACATGAGTTTTAACAAAAGCACCACGGTCACTAACACGGGGCTAGGAGATGATCAGTATAAACAGCTTCAGAACAATCAGACTGGGCTGGGTACGCAGATCGAAGAGGGCTTCTCTGGCGCGGGTACTAAGCTAGATAATATATCTACTGGGGTCACTGGACTAGGGTCTAAAATCGACACAGGCTTCACTGGAGCAGGTGAGAAGATGGACACTGGCTTCACTAACCTGACTGAGCTTCTAAACTCTTACGGTACTAGTATGGCAGACAACTTCTCTGACGCTTCTACAGGCCGTGAGCAGTATTATAACAACCTACTGACTGCCCTAGAGAATAACACTGGTGGCCTACAGTCTTCCCTAGACACGGGCTTTGCGGCGGCTGGTGGTCGCTTCGATACTCTAGACGACAGCGTAGGCAACGTACAATCGTCTGTGGACACAGTCGGTGACAACGTAAATAACGTACAGTCCACTGTAGACGCTGGCTTCGATGCCGCTGGCTCTCGCTTTGACACTGTAGACGCTGGCATGGCTGATGCCGCTAGTGAACGTGCCACGAATGCTGATGCAGTCAATACTCAGCTTACGAATACACAGGCTAATATCCTCGGCGGTCAAGGTGACCTGCAGGGTAGCCTAGACACTATGTCATCTACTGCAGATACCTATGCAACTCAGATGATGGCTAACCAAGACAATCTACAAGCTGGGCAGGACGAGTTTAAGTCTAGCTTCGACACTTACGTAGATCGTTACGGTCAGGATACGGAACTGGCGCAACAAACTCGCGCAGACCTCGCAACGGCACAGGCTAACCAGACTGATCGTCTGCGTGAGGACTTGGGTAACTTTGCTCAGGCGGCTGCTCAGGGTCAGACCAACTTGGCCCAACAGATTGGTACTCTGGGTACTGGCATTGATACTGGGTTCCAACAACTCGGTAGTGACGTAGGCACTGGCTTCGCAGAGGCTTCTCTAGCAGACCAGACTGCACAGCAAGCCTTGTCCATTCGCCTCGGTAATGTTCGTGATCTTATTCAGACTACTGCAGACACAATTGGTGTCGAGACTAAGCAGCAATACCAGACACTCGCCAACTCCTTCGATGAGAACGGTAACCTCATTGCCAATGCAATCGACGAGCAGGGTAATACAATTAGCCGTGCTATGGATGACCAAGGCAACGTCATTGAGCGTAAGCTGGATGCCAACGGCAACGAGATTAGTGCAGTGCAGATGAATGTAGGCACTATGCTGGATAATGCGGAGCAGTATGAACGCTCACTACTCGGTCAGATTGACCAACGGTTTGACACTGCAGAGCAGACTACTGGCTCTGAGCTACGTGCAATTGCATCTGGCTTTAACGCACAGGATAAGAAGCTGGATACTCAGGCACGTGACTTGTCTCGGATTGCTGCAGAGCAGACTGATCTAGACGTTAATATGCGTAACGAGTTCAGAGAGTTGGGTCAGGCATTCGACGACCAAGGTAACCTAATCCAGAACAGCATCTCGGATAATGGTACATCAATTTCACGCGCAGTAGATGATAACGGTAACCTACTGCTAAGAGCCTTCGATGCGGGAGGCAACCGTATAGGGGATCAGGTTCTAAACATCAATCAGAGCCTGAATAGACTATCTCAACTAAATATGCGTCAGGGAGCAAACGTATCAATGGGCAACCTAAGCCCAGCGATGTCAGCCAATACACCTAATACTGGCTTCGCATCGCCTTATGCAACGACAGGATAAGTAATGCACCCAACCTCAGTATCAAAAGACTGTATTGAACTCGTTAAGAAGTTTGAAGGATTACACAAGCTAAAGGACGATGGCCTAGTACACGCATATCGCTGCCCCGCTGGAAAGTGGACGCTAGGATATGGCGCAACTAAGGGTATTCGCTCTGGTATGAAGTGTACCGTGGCAGAGGCAGAGCAGCGTCTAATAGACGACCTCAACGAACACGCAAAGATAGTTAAGAAGTCTGTTAACGTGCCACTGACCCAAGGACAGTTCGATGCCTTGGTATCCTTCGTATTCAACTTAGGCGGGGGCAACTTCCGTAGCTCAACGCTTCTAAAGAAGTTGAACGCTGGTTTGTACGACGAATGCCCAGAGCAGATCATGCGCTGGAACAAGGCCAGAGTAGACGGCAAGCTACAGCCCCTTCGTGGGCTTACTCGTCGCCGCGCTGCAGAGGCAGCAATCTTTAGTCGTGATGCCCAGCTACCCTCCGACGAGGGTGGTCCTGAGATGCCCCAGAAGCCTACGGCAGAGCATCCCAAGCCCCTAACCAAGTCTAAGACTATGGCAGGTGTAGGACTTGCGGGTGCGGCTACTGGTCTTAATGAGGTAGCAGGTGAGCTACAGGGGCTAGTTCCTTACGCAGACAGCCTCAAAACCATCTTCTTAATCTGCGCTATCGGCGGCATCGCCTTGGCAGCATACGCTCGATACAAGGACAATAAAGAAGGTATCCACTGATGTTTATCTTCGGCAAGATTAAGAGTTACATCATTGGCGCATTGGCCCTAGCCCTGCCTATTATTTACGTAATGGGCAAGGTGCGTGGAGCAGCTAATGAGAAGAATAAAGTCCTGAAGGACGATCTACAGGCGCAAAAAAAGGCGACTGATTTTTACAAAGCGATGGCAGAGCATGAAGACGATAATATTGATGATCGTAAGTCTCTCACTGACAGGTTGCGCGGGAGCGGTCTATAGGACCAAGCTGGACGTTTATTGTCCACCAATCTCACAATACTCAACAGAATGGAACGAGGAACTAGCCACTGAGCTAGATGCGTTACCTGAAGACTACACGACAATCCCAATGGCAATAGCAGACTACGCAAAGTTGCGGGACCGTATTCGTGCGTGTGAAACAGAGAAGGGTAAACTATAATGGGCTTTTGGTCAGATACATTTGGCGGTGGCAATAGCTTTAGTGAGAGCGTAGCTAATACGTTTACCCCTAATGATGGTGCTTCATACGTAGGCGGTACACTTACCTACGACTCAGGTAGTAATGCTGGTAAAGTAGTTGAAAAAAACAGCTCTGGCGGTTATGGGAGTGATGACTCTGGCAAGGCCGTCTACTCAGGTTCGGCTAATAGTGAGAGTACTAATTCTGAGAACATAACATCCAGCGGTACAAATGAAGACTTTGTACCAGCGGGTTCGGCTCCATCTGGTATTTCTAAACTTCTAGGATTTACCTCGCCAGTAGGTATTATTGGTACAATCTCTGGATGGGCAAACAACCTAGACCCAGAGGAAGACATTAAGAAAGGTTCCGTAGTAGATGGTCGCCAAGTCTACAATAACGGGGAGATGTCCTACTCATACAACTTCTTGGGACTACCATACGAAGTAAAAGTCGTAGACATTAACGGTGAGCAGAAGGTCATGGATTCTCTGAAAGAGGATGCCAATGGACTATTTCCCGGTATGGAAGGCTACGACCAGTCCACCAGTAAATACAAGATCATGGCTGCAGAGCAACGTGCGCAGGGTAATGACGACGATGCAGACCGCATTCTACAGGAAGAGCAGGACAACTCACAGCCGTCAGATGGCGGCTCTGGGGATACTACTAACATAGATCAGATTGTGGAAATGGCTAAGGCTGCAGGTCTTGTGACAAATGCTGCAGAGGCAAACGCCATTATCGCAGACCCTATGAAGTTCCTCGAAGACCGTGGAATGAAGTTGTCTGACTTGATCCCTACCCTAGACGCTGACGCTGAGGGTACGAACATTGATCCTAATGACCCTAACTACTCGCTCGGTGATAATGAGGGCTACGACCCTAATACCGTAGCCAACGAAGACATAGCGACTGTAGACGATGTAGAGGGCAAGACTGGTACTACCTACGATCCAGAAATGGCTAATCTCACAGACAACGAGATGGTAGACCCAGTTACTGGCGAGATCAGAGATGAGAACCTAGTAGACGCGGATAAGTACACTATTGACGTTACTGGTGCCGCTACTGGGGTTAACGCAGATGGCACTAAGAACGAACTAGGTATTGCACTTAATGACTGGGCTAACGTAGACCTCTCCAAAGTCATCGACACCAGCACTACTGCAGGTAAGCTACTGGCTGATAAGCTGGTACGCGAAGGTAAAGAGTTTGTAGATGCCAAGACATCTATCGTCTGGCAGATGAAGACTATTGCGGCTGAATTTAAAGACGCTAACGGTAATCCGATTATCCCGCCTTGGGCGCAAGCAGTTAACCGCGATGTCATGCGTTCCATTAGCTTCAACGGTATCTCAGGTACGGCGGCAACCGCTGCAATGTCTAACGCTATCATGGAATCTATGATGGGAGTGGCTGAGAAGGAAGCCACCTTCTTCCAGACACTGACTGTAGAGAACCTGAATAATAAGCAGGAAGCCATTATCAATAAGGCCAAGGTCTTGTCACAGATTGAGTTGGCTAACTTGGATGTACGCTCTCAAGCAGCCGTGCAGAATGCCAAGGCTTTCCTAGAGATGGACCTGACCAACCTGTCTAATGAGCAACAGGCAGAAGTAATCAACAAGCAAGCACTCGTTCAGGCATTGTTTGATAATACTAATGCTACCAACGTAGCTCGTAGGTTCGGCGCAGAAGTCGCCAACGATATGCAGAAGTTCTACGATGAACTGGCTGTGAATATTCAGCGACACAATACCTCTGAGATCAACGCACTACTGAAGTTCAATGCTGGCGAGATTAATGACGCTGCACAGTTTAACGCAGACATCCGCAATGACCGCCAGAAGTTTGTAGCTGAGATGCAGTACCAGATAGACTTGGCAAATGCTAAATGGCGACAGACTGTGGAGACTACCACCTTCCAAGCCGAGTTCGATGCGTACACTACTGACGTTAAGTCTGCCCTAGACCTCACCTCGGAGCAGCAAGCCGAGTTGTGGGACTACGCAGACAACCTCCTAGACTACATCTGGAAGACATCCGACAACGACCAAGAGCGTGAGCTACGTTTACTTATTGCGCAGATGCAAGCGCAGTCTGGGCAGAAGGGCGGTAGCGGATTTATGGAAGGTCTAACTACTATAGCTGCTGCCTATCTAGGTTCAGACTCTGGTTCTAACTGGGTGTCATCAATTTTAAAGAAACTATCTGATGTACGCCTAAAAGAAAACATCCAGCACTACGATACGTTGAAGGGCGTTAACTTCTACACTTGGGACTGGAATGAAGAAGGCAAGCGCATTGGCGCAGATAGATACCCTACATTCGGCGTACTAGCCCAAGAAGTACAGAAAACCCACCCAGAGGCCGTCACAGAAGGTGAACATGGATACCTCATGGTAAATTACGGGATGATAAGCAATGACGTTTGATGATGCAGTAAAGAAATCTATCAAGCAGTTTCTAAAGGGCAAATTGCTCAAGGATACTGCAGCCCTAAAGCCAGACGGCGTGTTTTTTACCCCTGAGTACTTTGACGAGTTAGAAGAAGAGCTTCTAGACGAGAAGACTGACAGTACAATTGAGAAGGAAGAGGAGTTAGAAGATGAGGCTTAATGCTCCAATTCCCGGTGCAAACTATTTGTCAGACACCCGCAACTATGCGTGGCACCGACCACCAGATATTGTAGATTATGACGAAGCAGTCAGCTACTTGATTGATAAAATTGATGAGCCAGAGAAGAAGGAACTGGTCTTCGCTATGCTTGGCATAGACGCTCACATCACTACTATCGTAACTACCATACTCCTACAGGCCGTTAGTAAGGGTAAGATAGGCATAGACCTAGCCATACTCTGCGCTGGCCCTCTAGCCCGTTACATTGAGATTTCTGCCAAGGACGTAGACATCAAATACGAGATGGGCATCGAGGACAAGGACCGCGTAGCAATTACACCTACACTACTAAAAATATCTTTAGGTATGTCTATAGACAGCCCAGAAGAGCAAGAAATAGACGGCACAATTGAAAAAACGATGGTGCAGGAGGCCGCTAATCGAGGTCTCATGTCAATGCCTGAACCAAGCGACATGGTAGCTAGTCCAGAAGAACAAGCGGCTATGCTAGGCGAAGTAACAGAAGAGGAGCCTGAAGATGAGCTTTCGTAGTGAGGCTGCAAAAGTACGTGCCAATATTGCCGCTGGTAATTACAAGGAGCCACGGGACTACTTCTCAGGTTTTGCAGACCAGATAGCCGCTGGCATCCGTAGTCGTGATGAAGCAAAACGCCAAGAGGAATTGGAGAAGCGGCGAGAGGCCCGTGCCAATGCCCGTGCAATTGCTAAAGCGCAGCGTGAAGAAGATAAAAAGGTACAGGCTCAGGAGCGTCTGGTTAACGGCTATTTGACTGTTAAGGGATATGATGTCACCGAAGAAAATAAGAATGCAGTCCGTAGTGTGGTTACTAATCTAGGTATTACTGGGTTTGCAGACCTAGACGCTATTATGAAGCAGTCTTCTACCTACGTAGAGGGTACGCCACAGGCAGACATCGATCAGCAAATGAATGATCTAGGTCAACTACGTCAAGGCGATGGACCGTTTGAGGCCGAGACTGCGCGTATCAATAATCTGTCTTCTGAAGGCCGTATTGAGTTTGGTCAGTCTAGAGGTAAGAATGTACTGGAGATGGAGATTGACGAGGTTCGCTTCGCACTTTCTGATCCATCTCTTACTGAGGACCGCCGCGCTGAATTAGAGCGTAGGTTGGCATCATTCGGTGAAGCCGATTATATCTCCACAGAGATGTTCCACGATGATGGACGTAAGGCGACACCTCGTAATGCTAAAGAAGAGCAAGACCTACTAGACCTTGGATTTAAGAGCATCCAACCAGCCGATCCAACTAAGTTCCCAGAACGGTTTGTGTATAAAGATGGTGCAAAACTGAAGGTATTTACACAGGAAAAACTTATTCAGGCAAAAACTGCAGGATGGACTGAGGAAGAACCTGCCGAAGAAAAAGAATTTAAGCCGTTTGATATGTTTGCTGCAGATGGTCGCAAGGTTACTATACGTAACCAAGAGATGTTGGATGAGTATGGAGGAGAAGGCTCTGACTTTGGCTTTGTTCAACCTGCCCCAGATAAATCTTATTCACGAACACTCTATAAAGATGGCGCGAAGTATATCGTTAAGTCAGAAGCTGAAGAGAAAGAAGCTGTAGACGATGGGTGGTCACGGGTAGAACCTGCAAAACAACCTGACTTTGTACCTCAAGACCTATACTTAAATGGTGCTGAAGTGAGGGTGACTACACAAGACCAGTTTAATGAGTATGAGAAAAAAGGGTATAAACCAGTCAAGCCAGCTAACCACGGTCAGATGCTTACGGCTAAACAGGCCGCTCTACAGAGCTTCATGGAAGAAGAAGGTGT